GTTCCGCATCATCCCTTTAAACTTTTATGAGCCATTACCCAACGACCGTTTAACATGCCTGCCAAAAAGAAAGCCTCCGCGCTAGACCGAGCAGCTGAGATCGGCGTTTCGATTCCGACGCTCAATAGTTGGAAGCGGTGCGGCGTGAACATCAACTCGGACAAGGAGGTGAAGCTAAGGATCGGGCGGATGAGAAGCATTCCGCCGACGCTCAAGCCGGAGTTCATGCCGAAGCTGGCGGAGAAGATTGAGGCACCCGGCGAAGACCCGACGCAGATCGACATCGAGGCGATCATCCGGCAGTTGTCGAACGTCACCGACAAGCACCAGGCGCAGACGGTCAAGATCCAGATCGACGGATTGCTGAACGCTTACAAGCTGCGGGAGGCTGCGGGAAAATATGTGGCGAAGGCGATGGTTGACGAGGCGCTGATCCGCATCGCGGCAGCGGTCAAGGCGGCGATCCTGCGGATGGAAGCCGACCTGCCGCCGCAGCTTGAGGGCTGCGACCCACCGGCAATGCAGCGGATCATCCGTGGGAAGGTGGATGAGATTATGGGTATGCTTTCCGAATCGACCGCGAAAATATGGGAGAACGATGCGACTGATTGAACAGCTACTTAGCGTTTTTCAACGCGCGTGCAGACCGCCCGCCCGGCTACCACCGAGCGAGTGGGCGACCGACCGCGTAGCGATCCAAGACGGATTGACTCCGAAATACTCGACATCGAACGCCCCGTGGCAGATCGAACCGCTCGACGTAGTGGCAAACGCCGACGCGAAGGAAGTTGTGATTCTTGCGCCAATCGGCACCGGCAAGACGACCTTCATGGAGGCGGCGCTGCAATACATCATCGCCGAAGACCCCGGCCCGACCCTGCTGGTGGGTCAGACCGATGACGACTTGAAAGACTGGGCGGAAACGCGGATGGATTATGCGATCCGCAACACGCCGGAGACAGCGGCGCTCTTACCGGAGGATCGGCACAAGAAGCGGAAGATGCAGATCCTGTTCCCGCACATGTCTCTTTTCCTGACCGGCGCGAACCTATCCGGCCTCCAGTCAAAGTCGATGCGCCGCGTCTTTTGTGATGAAGCCTGGCAGTATCGACCGGGCATGTTGAACGAGGCGCGGGGTCGTCTGCATGATCGGTGGAACCGGCAGTTCTTCATCTTGTCACAGGCCGGTGTAAAGGGCGATGACCTCGACAAAGCGTGGGGACATTCCGACCAGCGCGAGTTCAGCTTCTCCTGCCCGGACTGCGGCACCGTGCAGCCGTGGAAGTGGTGCAACGTCGTGGGCTATGAGGACGACACGCTGGAGCCGCTGGCACGGGCGCAGCTGGCTCGGCTGAAATGCGACAACGCGGAATGCGATTGGACATGCCCGGATTCGCCACAACCGCGGCGGGCGCTGGCGGAGGGCGGGCAATACGTCGCGACTGCGGTCGGCATGCCGGGACACGTTGGCTTTCACTACAACGTGCTGGCGAACTGGCGGAAGCCGCTATGGGAGATCGTCCTACTCTGGATCGAGGCCAAGGCAGCCATGCGCGTCGGCAACGTGGATCCGCTGCGGCAGTTCATTCAGAAGCGGCTCGCCGAGACATGGGAAGAAGATCTGACCGACAATCGCTCGGCACTTGTCGGCAATGGCTACCTCGTCAGTGAGTTCACCGCCGGTCAGAAGATCGAGGATGAGGCGCACCGCTTCCTGACCGTGGACAAGCAGCGGGATCACTTTTGGGCAGGCGTGCGGGCGTGGCGGGCGAACGGTGAATCGATGTTGCTCTGGTATGGGCGGATCGAGACGTTCGATGGCGTGCACGACCTCGCCCTGCGCTACGGCATCAAGCCTCAGATGGTCTTCGTGGATGCTGGCTATGACACCGACCAGGTCTATTCCGCCTGCGCTCGGATGAACTGGACGGCATTGCACGGCAGCGGGCAAAAGTCATTCGCCTACAAGAAGCAGAACGGCGATGTGATCCATCGACCGTTCACGCGCTTCCAAGATGCGACCGCCTCGGGCGGCGGGAAAGCCCGCTACTCGCATTGGGCGAGTGACCGGATCAAAGACATCTTGCATGCGCACCGCACCGGCATCGCTGGGCAATGGGACATCCCGGATGACATCTCGCCGGACTTCCTCAAGCAGATCGACAGTGAGATCAAGAAGGAGGTGACCAACTCCAAGACAAAGCAGGTCGAGTATCGCTGGACACGCACGCGGAACAATAACCACGCATGGGACGTGGAAGCGATGCAGATTGTGGCGGCGCTTATGCTGAAGATCATCCCCGGCTTCGATGTTTGACATGGCGGCCTAGTCGATGGCTGCCAACGTCCGAGAAGTCGCAAGAAATTTGTTTCATTACGCCAACGGCAACCCTCAGCGGATTGCCGGTATCAAAAGCGCGTTCGACGCGGCCATGGGCGGCGCTCTCAGCAAGGGCGGTATGGACAGCATCACGTCCGCCACCAAGAACGGCGTCACGATGGCGAAGCTCGTCGGACTCAATGAGGTCGAGCGGCAGACAGCCCTACGGATGGCTATTGAATTTCTTGGCATCGGCTTCGTGCCTTCAAGCAGCCGCTCGCTCGGTCGATTTTAACATAAGACACAATGGCTATATTCGATCAATTCGGCAGACAGGTCAGCTACAAGGCAGCACGCGCAGCGCAAGACACGCGGCAACGTCCCTATGAGCCGGTCGAGAAGAAAGACATCAGCGACCTGGTGCCAGCGCTAGACCGCGTCACTCTGCAAAGCCACGCCCGCCGGATCTATCTCAACTTCGGCCCGATCAAAAACGCGATCAATCAGCGGGGCATGTACACCGTCGGTCGTGCTTTCGTACCAATCTACACCGGCGGCGATGAGGCGTTCGGCAAGATTGCCACCAAGTTCCTGACGGACAGCTTCTACCCCATCGGCGACGGACGCGGTGGGATGCACGACCTCAAGACCAACCTCTTTGGATACTCGACCAGCATCGACGTTGACGGCGAAATCTTCATCCTCCTGACCGAAACGGACACCGGCTTCCCTCAATATCAAGGCATCCCATCCCACCGGATTGCCACCCCGCGCGGCTTTACCGATGGGCAGATATATCGCGGCGCGATGCTGCAAGACGGCATCACTTACTTTCCAAGCGGCGAGGCCAAGGAGTATGCGTTCTGCGACAAGAAAGGCGAGCTGGATCAGTGGCTACCGGCGCAGAACGTCATCCACCTCTTCGATCCTGAGTATCAATACCAAGCACGCGGCCTGACCGCGCTGACTCACTGCATCAACGATTGCCGAGACATGATCCAATCGACCGAGTGGGAACGCTTGGCGATGCTCCAGATGTCGTCCATCTCGCTCGTCGAATACAACGACAACGGCGGCCCCGACTTGGACGATCCATACAACGCGCTCGTTGGTGACACTGGATCATGCAAAGGCATGACCGTGGAGTCGCTGGACGGTGGCACCGTCCGCTATTTCCGCAGCAACAGCGGCGGGAAGATCGAGACGCTGGTAAACAACCGCCCCGGCAACCCGTTCCTCGATTTCCACAACCGCCTACTGAAAGGCGCGTTTGCCGGACTCAACTGGCCGATGGCGCTCTACGAAGGACACGCAGCCGGGGGCGGCACGGCGCAGCGCACCGAGATCGCCATGGCGCAACGCTCCGTCGAGGATCGGCAAGACCTGCTTTTCTATGCGGCCAAGCGGCTTTGCGGTTACGCCATCTCAAAGGCGATGAAACGCGGCGACCTCCCGCAGTCTGCGGACTGGTATCAATGGGAGTTCTCGACCCCGCCGAAGCTCACCATCGACGACGGGCGGATCACGAAAGAGCTGGAGGCACTCTGGAAGATGGGCGCCGCCAACCTGCGCGACATCGTGTCGATGCGCGGCAAAACCTTAGAGGCTCACTATACCGAGCGGGCGCAGGAAGTCGCGCTGCGGAAACTGGCAGCCCGTGACGCTGCCGTGCTTTACGGCGTGGACATTGACGATCGCGAAATGTCCATGTTGACCCCGAACGAAATGGCATCCAATGGCGATCAATCTCAAACCGACTGAGGCCATGGCCGCCGAGGCAAAGCTCGGGCTGGAGTGGCGTGCCGAATTCAACCGCGGCGGAACCGCGGTGGGCGTAGCACGCGCTCGGGACATCAGCAACCGGACAAACCTTTCCCCAGACACAATCGGACGGATGGTCAGCTACTTCGCGCGGCATGAAGTGGACAAGGAAGGCGAAGGATTCTCCCCTGGCGAAGATGGCTACCCATCAGCCGGTCGCATCGCATGGGCGCTATGGGGCGGTGACCCCGGCGCATCGTGGGCGCGAGCAAGGCAGCAACAACTTGACACCGAAACCAACAACGTAATGAAACTCCTCACCATCGAAAACCGAGTCGCCAAGGTGCGGCTAAATGATGCCGTCACGCCATGGAGCGCGGATGACCTGATCGCCGACATCGAACGCAGCTACGGGCAGAAGGCCGTGGCTGAGAACGTGATGCTTGGAATGCTGCAATGCTCTGCCGACGATGCGCTTGAGACGCTGGAGATCGAGATCAACTCGCCGGGCGGATCGGTGCTCGATGGCTATCGCGTCTACAACTCGCTCATGCAGATGCGCGGGCGCGGCGTCGAGATCATCGCCACCGTCAACACGCTGGCCGCCTCGATGGGCAGCGTCATCCTCATGGCCGCGAACAAGGTGCGGATCGTCGAGGGCGGACGGATTATGATCCACGAAGCCAGCCAAGCCGTCGCCGGTGACAGTGCAGCGCACGCCCGCGCGGCGAAACTGCTGGAGGAAATTTCCGAGGAAATCGCCGGTATTTATGCCAAGCGCACCGGTGGTGATCCCGACGAAATGCGCGAGCTGATGAAAGCGGAAACATGGATGGGCGCAGCCGAAGCTATGGAGCGGAAGTTCGCGGATGAGATCGTGCAATTTGACACCGCCCCAAAGAGCATGAGCATCCTCTCTAAACTATTCCCGGGCAACGACGAAGCACTCAAGATCGAAGCGGCCATCGCTGAAAACGATTCACTCCGCGCTGATCTTACCACCGCCCACGCCCTCATCCAAGAACTCAGCGGCCACGCCGAGACAATCACTCAACTCCGCGCCGAGCTTGCCATCGAGCAAGAGAAAGCTGCCGAAGTGACTGAGAAGGTCGAGGAGCTGGAAACCAAAGTTGAGGAGCTTGAGGAAAAAACCGAAGTCTCCGAGGAGAAGGTCAGCGCACGCGCTGCCGAGCTGCTCGCCGCAACCGGCCACCCTGCTCCCGTCGCTCTCGCCGGTGACAACAACGAAGCTCCCGTCAGCCACCTCAAGGCCATGGCATCCATGACCCCGACTGAGGCAGCCGAATACTTCGCCATCCACAAGGACGAAATCCTCTCTGATAAAAACCGCTACGCAGTCTAACCAATTTCAAATCTCAACTACTAAACCACTATGGCCTCCATCGCACTCAACGACAAAATCTTTACCCAAGTTGCCCTTCAGGCATTTGTGGCGAAGCTCTCCCCCCTCAACGCATTCACTCGTGACTTCAGCGGCGACGCTCGACGCAAGGGTGATGCAATCGTCGTGCCGCTCATCAGCGGCATTACAGCAACCACCTTTAACCAATCCTATGAGGTTGGCGGCGGTGCAATCACCTTTGCCACCGTCAGCATCGACAAGCACCGCATCGCATCGATTGACCTTACCGACGTGCAAGTTGCCAACAGCTCCGCAGCTGTCATGGACAACCTCGCCATCCAAGCCGGTGAGTCGCTCGCTCGCATCGTGCTGCAAGACATTTGGTCTGCGATCACGGTCGCTAACTTTGGTGCTGCAATCCTCACGACCGCTGGCGCCAACTACACCATCGCTCAGATGGGCGCACTCCGCAAAGCGCTTTCCCAGCGCAACGTGCCGACCGACCGTCTGTCCTTCATCTCCGACAGCGAGATCTACACCGGACTGCTCACCTCCTCTGGAGTTGCGCAAGCGCTCAACTACGGTGGCGCCGAAGCAGTGCGCGACGGTCAGATCCCACGCTTGCTTGGCATGGGAATCTACGAGTCCAACATCATCCCAGCCAACGCGCTCACAAAGCTCGGCGGATTTGTTGCTCACCCGGACTCCATCGCAATCGCAATGCGTTACCTCGAACCACAAGCCGCCGGTGAGTATCTCGCCGCGGAGCAAGTGACCGCCAGCAACGGCATCACGATGGGCTATCGCCGCCACTACAACACCTCGACCGGCAAACACTTTGCCAACTTCGAGTGCTTGTTTGGCTTCACCCCTGCACTGACCCTCGGCCTCGCCATCGTCACCATCCCATAATCTCCCTCGGTTGTGTCTCAGCCGTCAGCCTCGCAAGGGGCTGGCGGTTTTTTTTGTGTGAAAAAAAGGTCTTTACAAGTACGCTTGGCAATGCCTAGTTTCTCGGCATGGCGAAGCCGAAGAGGTTCAACACATTTTATGCACTCTTCGGAATCACCTAAAAACAACAAATTAAAAACAAAAAAAAGAAACAATATGAAGGTACAACTGAAAACAATAACGCCAGAAATTGCAAGTGAGATGCTTCAAGCCAATAAGTCCAACCGCCCACTTACTGAGTCGAATGTTGCGGGGTTGGTCAAAGAAATAAAAGGAGGCCGATGGAAAGTTAATGGCGACATGATCCGATTCAGTGATAGCAATATTATCATCGACGGACAACATCGACTCCACGCGGTTGTTCGTTCTGGAATCACAATTCAATCATGGGTGATGGATGGTCTTCCATCTGACGTGTTTGACACGATTGACGTGGGCAAGCGTCGGTCAGCTGCCGACACGCTGGGATGCCGTGGAGAAAAGAATGCGTGTCGCATGGCTGCTGCCCTCATCATGATCGACAAATACATGACGGGGCGCGTGGAAAGAACCGTCCAATACTCAAATACGGAAGTGGAAGGTCTACTTGGGAAATACCCCGATATTCGTGGATCACTGATGATTACGATGAATGGCAAGGGATTGTTGCTCCCATCCGTCCTCGACTCTTGCCACTACTTATTTTCAAAAAAAGACCCTGCGATGACGGAAGTCTTTATAGAAAAAATCTTTAAAGGCGTTGGGCTTGAAGAAGGTGATCCGTGGTATGTGCTGCGTGAACGGCTTCTGACTAACTCTATTGCTAACGCCAAGCTATCAAAGGCGCTCATGATGGCGCTCTGCATCAAAGCGTGGAACGCTGCTCGCCAAAATAAGCGGATTAAGAAGCTGGCAATAAACCTTGTGGACGGGAAGATGGCGGTCTTCCCGGTAGTGCAATGAGCCATATGAAATAATCGCCTTGCCACCCACCCACCCCCTGCATTACATCGCCGGTAGAAATATGAAAAACAAACTGAGTCTGTGCGTCATCACCGGCAACGCCGAAAACTACATCACCCGTTTCCTCGATCACTTCGAGCCAATCGCCGACGAGATCATCGTGGTGCGGGCAATCGGGAATCAGGAACCGGACAGGACGCTGGACATCGCTGAGGCTCGCGGCTGCGTCATCGGTGAATATCTGAATTTCCACGACTGGCCGCACGTTGATGACTTCGCTGCAGCCCGCAACGCTGCCCTTGATCTTGCGACTGGTGACTGGCTTATGTGGGCAGACACTGATGACACGATCATGCCGGTGGACTGCGCCTCGATCCGCGCAATGCTACCGCAGCTCGGTGACGACATCCAAGGCGTGCTCATGCCCTACGCCGTGCCAGACGACGGCATTACGCTGCACAGGGAGCGCCTCTGGCGGCGTGGCGCGGCTCGGTGGCACAATCCCATCCATGAGTCGCTCAAGTTCGCTCCTAACGCTCCTATGGCTCGGTTCGACAAGGTGCAGATACTTCACCTTCCACACGGCAAGCGTAAATCATCCAGTGACGAGCGCAACCTCCGCATCCTCCGCTCGATCCCCGAGGACGAGGTGACGAGCAGCCAGCTTTTCTACATGATGCAGAGCGAGCGGGCGCTTGGTCAGATCGAAGAAGCCATGGGGACAGCCTCCAAGCTCTGCATGGCACCCGACGCGGGGCAGCCGGAACGCTACGAGGCGTTTCTCGTCATGGGTCAGATGGTGTCGGACGCAGCCACGCGGTCGCAGCTTTACCTGCAAGCCATCGCCGTATCACCTGACCGGCGCGAAGCCTACGCTGAGCTTGCCATGGAGGCGCTCAAAGCCAACCAGTTCCCGCTTGCTCTTAACTGGTCGGAAGTTATGAACTGCCTGCCGAACCCCGCCGCCTGGTGGTGGAACAGCCGCAAGAAGTTCTACGGCTGGCAGGGCGTGCAAGTGCGCGGCATGTGCCTGCGGGCAAATGACCGTTACGAGGAGGCCAACGCCATCGAGGCGAACCATTTTATCCTGCACGGCGCGAAGATCAGCCTCCTGCACGCTACGCGCGGACGGCCTGCAATGGCTTACAAAGCGCGGGCGACATGGCTTGACCGAGCAGCAGACCCCGACGCAATCGAGCACATCTTCGCGTTGGATCCAGACGATGAGACAATCGGGCCGTTCATCACCTGTCGCCACGTCATCCACCCCGGACGCGGTCCAGTGGCTGCGTGGAACGAGGCCGCGAAGTTCTCCAAGGGCGAGATCCTCATCCAACTTTCCGATGACTGGGATCCGCCGATGCACTGGGACAAGCTGATCCTTGCCAAGTTCAAAGGAGTCACGACACCCGCGGTGCTGGCGATCAGCGACGGCCACCGCACCGACAACCTGCTTTGCATGGCGATCCTCAACCGCGCTCGCTACCAAAAACAAAGCTACCTATTCCATCCTGACTTTTTCAGCGTGTTTTCTGACAACCATTTCACCGACCGAGCCTATGCCGACGGCGTGGTGATCGACGCCAAGGACATCGTGATTGAGCACATGCACCCGGCGTTCGGCAAGGCCGAGGTCGATGAGACGTATGCCCGCAGCAATGACCCATCAAACTACGAGGCAGGGCTGGTAACTTATGAAAGACTCAAACCATGAGCAAGACCCATAAAGGGGACTGGCACCGGCTGGGTGACGCTCCGGCATACCGGAACAACTACGACGCAATCTTTAGAAAGAAAACACATGATCCTATCAATACTGACACCGACGATACCCGGGCGCGAGAAGCAGCTCCAAGCCCTCCAACAAAAGATCGAGGGACAGATCGGCGGGCAGCCCGTCGAGCACCTGAACCTGAGTGACAACCGCAAGCGCAGCATCGGCGCGAAGCGGCAGGCACTGGTCAACATTGCTCGCGGGCAATACATCGCGTTCGTTGACGATGACGATGACATCGCCGACTCCTACGTCGCCGAGCTATTGACTGCCGCCGCCAGCGGTGCAGATGTCATCACGTTCCTGCAAGGCGCAACCTACAACGGCAAACAGAGCGTTGTGGACTTCCAACTCGGGCAAGGCGATCACAGCTTCGTGCCGGGCGGGGTCACCAACCGTGATGCGTGGCACGTCAATGCATGGAGGCGCAGCCGCGTGGCACACTGCCAGTTCGGAGAATCGAACTACGGCGAGGATCTGACATGGTGCCAGCAAGCCCGGCGGATGGCAGAGACGACCGTTCACATTCCGAAGATCCTCCACTTCTACCGGCACGACGCAGCGACCACAGCAGCGCCTGAGCCGACTTGACACCCAGCCCCATAGCATGAGCGGCATTGACGACTTTTTGAACGGCGGACACGAAGAGACGGATGAGCTGATCGGCACGCGCACGATGGTCTGCGCCGGTCAGACATTCGCCGTCGTCTTTAACGATGCGCGGAAGAGCTACGAGGGTGCGCTGGGCGGGCTGGAAAGCGACCTACAAGCCACCGTCGTGGCGCAGCCGGGCGCAGTCACCACGCCCAACGCGCTACTCCAGAAACGCTGCACCATCGACGGCGAGCCGTTCCGCGTGGCTGAGGTCGCAGTCGGCAACGTGGCGATCACGTTCACGCTGGCGAGCGCTGGGGATTCGCGATAAAAAAAAGTCTTTACAACTACCTAGGCAAAGCCTAGAAAGGGGCGTGCAAGCAACTCTCCTACGCGATTACCAAGGCCAACCCGTTGACGGCTGGCTGATGAGTGAGAAGCTCGACGGCTGGCGCGTCATGTGGGATGGTGCTGAGTTCATCACCCGCCAAGGCAACATCCTGCCCGCCCCCGCATGGTTCAAGGCAGGCATGCCAGCAGTTGAGCTCGACGGTGAACTCTTCGCCGGGCGCGGCGAGTTCAATCAGATTCAGACTCTCATGGCCGCTGGCTGGCACGGCCTGACCTTCCAAGCGTTCGATGCGCCAAGCGCTGCACCGTTCCGCGCCCGCTACAAGCACCTACTGACTCTCGACCTCCCAGCCCACGTCGGCATCGTCGCCCAGGTGCGCTGCCGCGACACCCGCCACCTCATCGAGCACGCTGATGAGATCGTCACGGCAGGCGGTGAGGGTGCCGTGGTTCGCAACCCAAGCGCCCGCTACGTCGCCGGTCGCACGGATGACGTGCTACGCTGGGTGCCGCAAGCGCCTCGTGCGAATCGCCGCAAGGCTGCCTGAGTTTTGACTCCGCGCCTATTGCGTGGAGACGAAGATACAATTCGACGCAGCGGCTATCGCCAAGTTCGAGCGCACTCTGGCTGAGTTCGCAGCAGCCACTGGCAAGACTGCCGAGGACGGCATGAAGCGAATTGCCAAGGCATCTTGCAAGCGCCTTGCCTCTACCGTGCAGCCCTACGGATTGAAAGGTGGCAGGCTGGCAAAGTTCCAGAAAAGCGTAGCCCTCCAAGTTGACCGTGCATGGTTCGGAACAAACCTCGGGGCATTCCCTGCGACAAACAACATGAAGGATGCTCACTATGGTGCCCGCCGCAATGGCGTGGTGCCAAGTCGTCTTTTCCGTAAGGAGAAAGGTAAGCCATGGCTTGACCTAATCCCGGCCTCAGAGCGCGACACCTACAAGAAAATTGCCGTGGAAAAGGTAGGACGTGCAAAAGCCGCATGGGTCAAGATCGCCAATGACCTTGGCAAACCAAAGATGAGCGGTCTTGATAACATTATCAATCGCCACCTTGCTAATGCACGCGGCAGCTACAAACTCAGCGGCACCGGCATCAATACTGTAATTCAAATTTCTAACGAAACGCCCTACATCAAAAGCATTCAATACACCGAGGACGTGGCAAAGGCCGCAACCGACGGCATGAAAAACGGATTGAAATGGATGACAATCACCACCCAGAAGACTATTGAGAAAGCCAACCGCCAGCTACAATGACCACCTCCCAACGAATCAAACTTTCCCTGATCGCCGTCCTAGACGCGGCCAAGCCTGACGAATCCATCGCCGTCGTGGATGCAAAGCAACGCGGCGAGATTGCCTTGCCGCTCTTGGCCGTGGACGTGACAGCAGCCACCGCCCACAGCGAGGCACTTCAGAATGTTGAGCGGATCGAGCTGACGGCCACCCTGCGCGTCCATGCCGGTGACGATGAAGACATCGACGGCTGGATTGACCAGATTGAGACGACCCTGACCGATGTGAGCTTTATTAAAGCTGCAACCAGTGACCTCGTGAAAGTCTATGCCTGGACGTATTCCGGCAGCGTGCAGGAGTGGGACGAAAACATCTTGGAAATCTCCTTCTCCATCGAAACGATGTGCTCCCGATTCGACCCGCAGGCGCAGAACGACCCGCCATGATTTGACATGGCCGCCAGTTTGAACTCTTCAAACTTATGGCCGCCACAGTTTACACCGCATCCACCGCCGCTGATCTCGAGTATGGTATCGTCAATGAGACGAACATCATCCTCACTTCATTCTCCCGCAATGTCAGCTCGGTTAAAACCGAGGTGCGCGATGCGGACAACGATGTTGTCGCCGTTGCCTATTCTGGCCTGACCGCAGCTATCACGCTTGATGGCTTCATCAACGGCACAGCGACCTATGACGTAGCTGCCCTGCTTACCCTTGCCAACGACACCACGACAAGCGGACTGACTGGCGGAACGATCATCGTCGATTCAGTCAATGAGTCCACTGCTCAAGGCGAGTTTAAGCGGATCTCGGTATCGGCAACGCAATACGCGTCCACGATGACCGAAGCCTAACCCTCACAGCCGATGGCACCCCGGCTAATGGGTGCCAAATATATTTATGACAGACAGAATGGAACTCTTCCACACGACCAATTTGAAGGTGGCCACGGCTCTCCTGACTCTCGGATTCGAGAAGATCACGATTAGCAAAATAACCCGAGCAGACGGGCAAAACAGTATCGTGTTTTGGTTCGCCGGCACAAACGCCGATGGAATAAAAGCCCGTGACGTATTCCACGGCATGACAAAAGGCGGCGAGGCACTTGCCCGCAAAGAGCCTGAGCACATCGTCAATTACCTGCGGTGCTACGCGAACAACCGTGACGAGCTAATTGCCGACATCCACAAAACGCCGGAGATGGTCGTGATCGAGAAGGACGGGCAGAAGATCGCCATCAGCAAGAACGCCAGCGAACAGACGAAACGGCAGATTGCCGAAATGATTTAACAATAAAAAATATGAGCATAGAACTACTGACAGATGACGAGGCACTGCGCGAGCAGGGCATGACCCAAGGCGACAAGAAGATCAGCGGTATCACCATTCGCCCTATGACGGCCTTGAGCTTGTCTTGGCTGCAACGCAACGATGTGTTCGGCGATACCGGCGATTCGATGCAGAAGACTGCCGCGTTCGTCTATCTCCACAGCCAGCCGCGCGAAGTCATCCGCGCCGTCGTCAATGACCGCAACGCCTTCCTCGACGCGGTGGACGACTGGATCGAGGCAAACTTTCCGCACCATGCCCAACTCTCGCCATACAGCGACCTGATGAGCGAGGCGATGAACACCTACCTTGCCGCGTCGTCAACCGCCGTGCAGGAGGCTGGCGGTATCGCGACTGCCGGGGCTGCGAGAAAAAACTAGCTATCCCCAACTGGCTCGCAAGCTATGCCTGGCGCATCGCAAGCATAACCGGCTGGGGCTACACCGAGATCATGGAGGAGCTACCGATTGCGGCAGGCTTGCAGATCCTCGATTGCGACTCATACGCAGCCGGTCATCAGCGCACCTACCGGAACGACGCAACGCCGTTTGACTCCCGCGCCCTAATAGACAACGCATTCGCTAAATTATTATGAGCCTCGACGTAAAGTTTTCCGCCACCGATGCTGGGTTCACATCGACCGTTTCCAAGGTCAAGACCTCGGTAAAAAGCATGGATGACTCAGTGGCGAAGACCGCCAGCTCGGTAAAAACATCCTTCGGTTCGATGGTCAAAGCGGGGGCTGGTCTGGCTCTCGGCTTCGGCGCAATCAAGGCGGCGATGGGTGCCATCACCGGCACGCTCGACACGTTCAAGGACGCGCTCGACCTCGGCGGCACGATGAAAGACCTGAGCGAGCGCACAGGCGAGACAGCGGGCAACCTGCTGCTGCTGCGCCGGGCGTTCGATAACTCGGGAGTCGGCGCAGACAAGGTCGGCACGTCGATTAACAAGCTACAGAAGTTCATGGACGATGCCGCGCAAGGCAGCGAGAAGAACATCACGACCCTTGCCCGCCTCGGTCTGACTATGGCTGACATGCAGGGCAAGACCCCTACGCAACAGATGGCGTTGCTTGCAGAGAAGCTGAACGGAGTATCTGACAACGGCGAGCGGTCGGCATTGGCGATGGGCATTTTCGGCAAGGCGGGCGGGCAACTCTTGCCGCTACTGGCGGACTTTTCCGGCGAGTTGAAAACAGCTCAAGACCAGCTTGGCAACATGCCCGGCGTGATGGATCGCAGCGCCGGTGCTTTCGATAACATCTCTGACAACATCAAGGTGGCAAAAGGCAAGTTCTTGGAGTTCGCCGCAGGGCTACTTGAAAGCCTCGCCCCTGCGCTGGAACTGGCCACGACCCTGATCACTCGATTCGACGCGGCAGGCGCGGGCATGAAGCTCGGTGAGATCATCACCGGAGCGTCAAACGCGATGGGCGGCTTTACCGACGCGCTCAGCGCCCTGAAGCTCGGCGAGTTCGGGCTGGCGTTCAAGATCGCCTTTGAAAGCATCAAGCTCCAAGCTGCCGACAGCATCAACAGCATAGTAGCGTATGTAAAAGCAGGAGGAGCAGCAGCAGGCGCGTTTCTGACAACGATGTTTGGCGGCAACAGCATGATTTTCAATATCATCGAGCAGAAAATCGAACAGATGGCATTAAAATTGAAACTGGCTATTGCTGAATCAATGCCATTTAGTGATGCTGATGCCATAAACGCCTTGGATGCCGAAATTCGTATAAAAGCAGGTGTTATCAGCGGATTAGCAGAGCGCATCGGTGAGGATTTCGTTAAGGCAGGAAATGCTGCTGATGCTGCTTTTACAAATTCTTTAGGAAATGCAAAGCAACTGATCGACACATCGGTGATGGAGGTAAAGCTACAAGAGCACCGAAACGAGCTCAAAAAAATGGAGGCTATTGCCGCTGCCGATGCGGCTGCCTCTGCCGCTAACAAGCTAACCGTCGAGGAGATGAGCGTGAAGATCGCAAAGGATCGACTGACGCATGAGAATCGCATTAAGGAACTAGATGAAGACATCGCCTCAGCCAAGCGCCAAGGTAATGAAGAAGAGCTTGCCGCGCTGGAGGCGATGAAAGCCTTTCACCTAGAACTGCAAGCATCAAAGGAAAAGGGGCTAAGTCTCGATGAGTCTATGGCCAACGCCAACAAAGCTCGTCTGAACATCATCGACGGCGTAATTGCCAAAAACAAAGAAGACCTCAACGGCAAAAAGGAAATCACAAAGGAGCTGATGAAGCAGCTTGGCCTCGGTGCTAAGATCATTGCCGATGCAAACGCTGCCGAACGCAAAGATCGACTTGATCCCGGTGGGAAAATGGAAAAGGCAGCTACTGAAGCCCAAGGCAAAGGTAACTTTGCTGCTGCGCGTCGCATTGGCCGCCAAGTTCAAAGCCGTGAGTTTGATCGTGCCTTTCAAGAAGCATTTGGAAAGAAAGAAGGAGGCCTCGGAAAAAGCGTAACAGACATTGCCAAAGAGCAAGGCATTGACACTTTCGGTAAAACGAAAAGGCAGCTGCAAGAAGAGCTGATGAAAAAACGCCAAGCGGAGCTGAAGCCCGGAGCTGAGGGCAAAAAGGGTGACAAGCCCGGCGAAGCGCCTAAGCCAGAAGCTGCACCAGAAAACCTTTTGCAAAAAGCAGTTGATGCCATCAAGATCGCCGTTGAAAGCCTTGAAAAGAAACTACCAATGCCTGCACTTGGCGCATAAATATCATGACCATCTACGAAAAAGACATCGGCAGTTTAATTGCCCAGCCGGATCGCTCAGTTGCAACGTTCGATTCCGGGCTAATCCGCGTCGATCAGGAGTTTGTTTGCACGACAGCAACCGCAGATGCAAACAGGACTACGCTGGCAGTCGGTGCTACCTTCCCGAGCGACACCTCACCTGCCATCGACGGCCTTGTGATCTTCCCATCGCCGCAGGAGAGCCGCACTGGAGACGGCCTGACAAAATTTATGGTATCGGGATACGGCAGGGCAACCGACCAACTTATTTCGCAGCGCTACAGCACGACCTCGACCACGATTAAAAGCTCCTATGTTGAAAGCAATGTGGGCGTGCCGACGACGGCAAACACAGAGGATTTCGCAATCATCACCTTCAATAGTCTAGTCGGCAAAATTGCGATCATTGAGGCAGATGGCCTGACATACGCACAACTCAATTTGGATCCAGAATTTGGCGAGCCTCTGGCCGTGATCCCAGTTGACCCCGACAACGTGATCGAGGAAATCAGCCGTAGCAGCGTTACGCAAAATGCAGTTAGCTGGGATGGCCAGATTTACAGCCGGACACTGACAACGGTAAAGATTGGCAAGACATACGACAACGGGACAAAGCTGGTTGCGTTTTACAGTTACGCTACGCCGGTAATCGGGATAGACTTCTCGACCTCCTACGGCGCGTTCACCGAGCTAGGGATCAACGTAAGCGTAAGCATCGGCAATCCGATCAACACGATTTAAGCCATGCCACTTCCTAACGATTTCCGAGCACTCGGCAAAGCACCCATGCCGCCCCCGGGTGTTGGCGGTTCTCCATTGCAGATCAGCGGCACTAAGCTCCAAGAAAACTTCGAGTATCTCGATAAGAAGGAGGGTGAAAGTGGAAGTGCTCTGCCAGACGGCGCACTTGGTGACATGCTCTACCACAATGGCACCGACTGGGTGCTACTGGCAAACCCAGGGACACCGAGCAGCGGCTACAAGTGGACTTTGCAGCACGATGCTGCGGTGCCTGAGTGGGTCGAATACAAGGAGATCACTGTCAGCATCTGCGAAGATGGCACGCCGATTGAATACACGATTCTAGGAATCCCGACATAATGAGCCACCTGATTCAATCTATCGACATCGAGGGGACGCGCTATTGCGTCAAGCACGGAGCGACTACGCCCAAGTGGCGGACGGTCTCTCTTTTGGGTGATGCTATGGAATTGGTTGGCGCGGAGGACGATGACTCTTGGCAACTTCCATCAGAAGATAATTTTTCGACTGTTTACGGTGGTATTCAATTTGCCACTTGTTGTTTATGGAAAGCTACCGTTCGATTTACAATATCCTCGGAGGCTGCGGGAGCAAGAGGTGCAGTGATAACTATCAACGATGAAATTGTTGGTGGTTTTGGCAGTGAAACCAGCTCGGGTGCTGAAGTTGTAGACATCGAGGTTGACCTTAACGATCTCGGCATAATGGGTCGTGCTTGCGGGAATGAGTGGCTGATTTACACGGAGATTGATGACCCCTACGGATCAGGCATGTTCATCGAAATCATCGACGTGACGTTCGGCCCGCCCGTTTGACACGCGGTCATTCAGCGTAAGCACTCACCATCATGAACCTAGCCAACTCCCGCGCCACCATCGGCCTGACAACTAAAGCCACCCCGACAAGCACCGCCGTCAATGGCAGCGTCCAGCTCGGTGACAACCCGCAAACGATCACGTTCCCCGACGCCAATGTGGGCTATTCCGTCCGCGCGTTCTTCGCGGCTGGAGCGCCTACGTTTGCGCTGGCATTGACCACCGGCCATTCTACCGGCTCGACCGCGTTCGTGACCGGCGTAGCACAGGTCGAGACGGCCACCGCAGCAGGAACAGCATCAGCATCTGGCGATGTCACTGTGACGATCACTAGCGCAGGCATGACGGGATCACCGCTCGCCGTCACTGTGCCGATCTTAAACGGTGACACGGCCTCAGTGTGGGCAGGCAAGGTGCGCACGGCACTTGCTGCAAATGCGACTATCGCCGCTCGATTCACGGTTTCCGGTGCTACAACTGCCATCATCCTGACCCGCAAGCCTGGTCAAGTTCTAAGCGATGGCGTCAATACCGTGAACCTCTTCGTGGCCACGGACGGAACACTCAACATCGCACTGTCTGGCCCAGCAGGAGTAACCGCCGCCGCCACGTCTGCAAACACTACCGCAGGCACCGTGACGAGCGGCGTATATGTTCTCGATGGCAACGGAGAGGACTTTGAAGGCGTGGCGATCCCGACTTGCGTTCCTAACGCGGTGCTCTTTGCCAACAGCGGCACCACCGCGCTGGAGATCGACGGTGGCGGCACCCTAGCCAACCTCGACATCGAGGGCGGATCGTCCATCCTCTTCGCAGGCGGCAACGTCCTGACCGGCGAGACTGCCCTAAGCATCGTTGGTAGCTCCACGATCCTGACCGTAACCGTCCTCGGTGAAGCCTAATATGAGTTGCTGTTCCTCATCGCCTCCAGCCATCGAGCTTCCATGCGCGTTCAAGGGCGCGACATGGGACGGGCTGACCTGGCGGATCGACTCGACAGACGGCACCGACTACGACGCGGTGCTGTCCTCGGCTCGATTCCAGTTGCAGGACTCGACTGGCGCCGCTGTCCTGACGCTCACAAGCGCCGTGGGCAGCGAGATTACGCTTAACGTAACAACACCTAAGCTCTGGTCAATCACCGTCGAGAAACGACTCCTGACGCTCGACGCGGGCATCTACTCATGGGCGCTGGAGACGACCGACGCAGACGGCACGGTCAAGGTGCAGCTTATCGGCACGCTCACAATAAAGCCTGACCTCATCCTCTAAAAATCACATGGCAACAAACGTCACAGTAAATGCCGGTCAAGGCTCCACACAGGTGACAGTCATCACCGGCGAAGGATCGACCAGCTACTCGGTAAGCACCGGCGCACGCGGCCCAGCTGGCACCAACGGCACCAACGGCACCAACGGAGCAGCTGGCCCGAACAGCGTCACGACTTCAACTTCATCGAACCTGACTGGCTTCATCGCAGCAGACGGCACGAACGTCAGCGGAGCAACGGCAGGGGCTACCGCCGCCACCGCAAACACTATCGCCCTCCGAGACGCGACAGGCGGATCGAACTTCGCAGCCGTCGGAGCTACTAGCGTTACATCGAGCGGGGTAATCTCTACGACTGGAGCCAGTGCTAGCATCTCTACATCAGGAGTCAACGGCAGCATATCCACAAGCGGATTGGCTGCCAATATCTTCACAATAGGGCAGCTCGGATTTATCTCCACAAGCGGATTCAATGCCGACATCTACACACAAGGAACCGAGGCTAGAATCTACACAGCCGGAGCCGACGCCACCATCTTCACAGAGGGAGCCAACGCCACCATCTTCACAGAGGGAGCCAACGCCAACATCGGCACAACTGGAACCAACGCTTACATCCAATCACGCTCCACCTTCAAACTCTTCAACGGCACATACAATACCACGCTATCACACAGCCCGACAGCAGACCGAGCGATTGCGTTCCCCAACAAGGATGGCACCGTGGCAATGATCGACGCCGAGACGCACACCGGAGCGCACGCGTTCTCCAGCACGACCCGCCCGACATCAGCAGGCACAGGCACGCCAGCAGCCACGAGCTTGATTACTAGGGCGGATGGGGATGCGCGGTATGGTGGCCCGTTCTACGATCTCGACGGATCAGCTAGCCATTCGGAATCTGCTGCGACTACTCCGGTAAAAACGGTTGTGCTGCCTGTCGGCACTTATCTGATCGAGTATGCAAAGTTAGGTATTTTACATACGGATACAACAAGTCGCACTGTTTCCATTACAGTCAATTTTACAGGGGGAACGGTAACCATGCAAGACCGTGGGATTCAAAGCCACGCACAATCAGCCACTATTGCAGGCCTAACTTATACTGGCCAAGGTGGAACTCTTAATACAAGCGTATTAATTACAAACGCATCCCCGTCTTTCGGGGGAGGCGCACACTATTTCACTGGGCGTATCGTAGTGACTGCCGAAACCACATTAAGAATTTTTGGTTTTTGCTCCGTTACGCCGACCAATCCTATTACCTACGAAACGTCCGGCATCCTACGCAAAATCGCATAAACCATGACCACGCCCCACACCACCGCCGCCACGATTGCTGAGATCATCTCCAGCGTTCCCGCCTTCGTCGTCTCGCAGATGGCACGGGCATACAGCCTCGCCAACACGCCAGACCAGCAGCAAGCCATCCTCGACGCAATGCCCGACTTCGGCGTGACCCCTACGCAGGCTCTGACGCTCTACGCAACGATGCAGACCGCGCTGGCATCCATCGGACTAGCCGGAAACCTGCCTGCCGCCGACCTCACAATCTTCCAGCCGCAGCCGGATGGCAGCGTCCTCTACGTCGCACCTCCTGAGCCTAAGCCTACCCCTGAGCCTGAACCTACCGATCAATGACAATCCCGACCGAATGGATACTAATGGTGCTGCTAACCTTGGCCGGTGTCATCTCGACGCTGGCCGCGATCATCTACCGCCAACTCGCCAACGAGATCGCCACGCTGCGCGTCATCGTCGCCAAATTACAGGAGGACGTTGACCGCCTCAGCAAAGGCTGCGGCCTCGGCACCTGTCTCTACAACCATCGCAAACCATGAAAACCACAATACTCGGACTGCTTGCAGCCGCCGCCTCCGCCATCCAGACCACCGTGCAGGATGGCAACTCACTGATCGACTGGAAGACATGGATCTTGCCGGTATCCCTCGCCGTTCTCGGCTATCTCTCCACCGACACAACCGCCACCCCACGCCGATGAAAACCATCCTCGCCATCGCCAGCCTTGCGCTGGCCTCCTGCGTCTCGACCGTCACCACCACGACCTCACCTGACGGCACCGTGACCGTGATTGAACAACGCGGCATCGACCAGGCATCCGTCGTGGCTGCGACCGAGATCAGTAAAACGATCCGCGTCACCCCGACTAAATGAACCGCACGAAGATCATCGCTCTTCAGACACGGATCGGCACGAAGCCGGACGGCATCTGGGGCGATGTATCGACCGCGGCGTGCGAGCGGCACCTACGCGCTCTCATGCCGACCCCGCACCCATGGCCGACAGCCGATGAGTCCAGCGTGATCCGCCGGTTCGGAGAGCCGGGCGACGAGGAGCAGCTCGTCAATCTGCCGGTCATCGGGCTGGGCGTGAAATACGCTGGCAAGCCTGTGCGAACCATCCGTTGTCACCGGCTCGTCGCCGATAGTTTGCTGGCTGCGATTACCGAGATTGCTGCAAGCCCGGCGGCGTGGATCCTCGGCGAGTATGCGGGATGCTACAACGTCCGCCCGATGCGCGATGGGACGCGACTTTCCAAACACGCTTGGGGCATCGCCATCGACTTCGCGCCCGACACTAACGGCCTGCGCACTCACTGGCCACGCGCTGCCACCATGCCCATCGAGGCTATGGAAGCGTTTGCGAAACGTGGCTGGCTCGCAGCCGGAGCGTTCTGGAGCCGCGATGGGA